GAATATGACCAATGTATAAAACGTAGTGGTGGTGATATGTTATATGGTGTAAATGTAATCAATGGAAATGTAAAAGGAATGTCCGATGTAATTAAAGCAGCGATGAAAAAAGGACAAGAAAGTGAAGATGAAAATTTTAATATATTAGAAGAAATATATCCGTCAGCATTTGATGCATATTGGTTAGGTGCGGAAATGTCACCATTACCAAATCCAATTTTAAAACCATTGGGCTGGCCTTCTACTCCACCTGCACCGGGTACGATTCAAAACATAGGGCCAAACCCAATATCGTTAGCAGTATCAGTAGCCAAACATAAAGCAGAAGTTAAAGCTTTAAAATTATTGGAAGATGAATTAAAAAAACAAATAGTAACTTTACCAGCAGTACCACCACTACCACCAATTACTATTCCAGTTTATGAAACTGCATTGAAAATAATAAATAACAAAGTAGTTGCACCAAACATTAAAAATCATCCCGTTGTAAAGGCTGCAGTTGAAATCTTAAAAAAATTGAAGGAAGCAAAAAAGAAAAAACCATCCATTGGTTCTCAAATAAAAAAATCAATTAAGTTTCCATTTCCAAAATTACCAAAAAAAAGAAAAATAATAGAAGCAGCACGAGACAAATTAATAGATGAAGCAGTTAAACAATTGGAAGAAATTATTATAAAACCAATTGAAGAAGTTATACTTGCACCAATATATGCGGCTGTTGAAACCGCAGTTATGATTGCCGATAGTATACCAAATCCAAAACCAACAAAAGAACAAATCAAAAAATATGTAAAGGATACAATAGATGGTTTAGTACCTGAAATTGCTTTACCTGGTATATCTATTCCAAAAATTCCTACAAAAAAGGAATTAAAAGAAATGATAAAGGAAAAGATTCCAACCAAAGAAGAATTAATAGCTATGGCGTATGAATTAATACGAAGTAAAATTCCTGAAATACCAAATATATGGTTTGTTCCACCTACATTAGTATTTTCACCACCAACAAACATATTATTAGACCCATTTGTAACATTAGCAAAATTTCATTTAATCGGTACAAGTGGTACTATGTCAGTTATGGCTCAATACCCACCACCCGCTCCACCTGCCCCTGCAATTATAAATTGGACAGGTTACAGAGTAGTGGGATAAATTATTAAATCAAATATTTATTACTAAAACATATACAAACAATTATTATGGATTCAAAATTATTAGTAGGTTTAATTAAGGAAGTTGTTAAAAATGAAGTTAAACAACAAGTTAAAGAAGAATTAGCTAAATTAATTAAATCTGGTGCGGTTACATTAAACTCACAAAGAAAAACATCTACTCCTTCATTGAGAGAGATGACCGAAGTTACTCCTGCACCTGTTAGGAAACAACAACCAATTGTACAACAACAAAGACCTCAAATCAAAAAGGAATTTACAAAAGACCCAATGATTAATGAGATTTTAAATATGACACAACCATTTACGGCCGCACAAAGAGTAGAGGGTGGTGCACCTGGTATGGGTGGTGGTAGTGTGTTGGATATGATTCAACCAACCGAATATCAAGAGGAAGGGTGGGATACTATGGATTATAGAGGTATGGAGTCACCTCAAAATATTCCACAACAATTCGAATCAACCGGTGATGGATTACAAGATGCTACGATAAAAGCATTGACAAGAGATTATAGTGAATTAGTAAAAAGATTTAAATAAAAATGGCAATAGAGTTAGGAAAAGTTAATGTAAACGATTTAACGGAAAATAATTATAAAGTACTTGGTATTGGAATAAATAAAAGTTCCGATAAAGGTGGTATATTTTCTGTTAATTACACAACTCTAAATCAAGCCAAAGATAATTTAAAAAATTTAATCTTAACAAAAAAAGGTGAAAGACTAATGCAGCCGGAATTTGGTTGTGATATATGGAGAGTGTTATTTGAACCAATGGATGATACTAACATAGAAAATAGAATAGAAACAACTATTAATGCAGCAGTTGATATTTGGTTACCATATTTAAACATAAACGAAATAGTATTTGATTATGACGAAAATGATATTGATAATAACAAAATTGCATTCGATATTAAATTCTCATTAAAGTCAAATCCAAACATATCAGATTGGGTGCAAATAGGCCCGAATAATTAAATAAATAAAGATGGCAATTAAACCTTTGGATAAAAATTGGGGAAGTGATAAAAAGAATATCAATTATGTTGGTAAAGACTTTTCAACTTTAAAACAAAACCTAATTGATTTTACTAGAACATATTTTCCAGATACATATTCGGATTTCAACGAAGCGTCTCCTGGTATGGTGTTCATTGAACAAGCTGCTGCAATAGGAGATGTTTTATCTTTTTATCAAGATACTCAATTAAAAGAGTCAATGTTAATGTATGTTACAGAAAGAAAAAATGTAATAGCATTGGCACAATCTATGGGATATAAACCAAAAATTTCAACACCGGCAGTTACAACATTAACGGTGTATCAATTGTGTCCATCCGTATTTAATAATGAAGGTGGTACTAGATTTGAAGTTGATGAAAGATTTTGTTTGAAGATAAAAGATGGTATGGAGATAAAATCCAACTCAAATAATGATATAACATTTAGAACAGTTGATGGTGTTGATTTTGCACAAACCGGAAGTAGAGATGTTGATGTTCATACGAGAGATTCAAATGGTAATCCTTTATGGTATTTACTTACTAAAAAAGTAAAAGCAATATCTGCAACCGAAGTATCAACTGGTATTTCATTTGCTTCCGATGAAACCGATTATCCGACTGCTACAATAGATGATGATAATATTATAGAAATAACATCCGTTACAGAAACAACCGATGGTTCTAAATGGTATGAGGTTCCGTATTTAGCACAAGAAAGTGTTTTCATAGAACAGGCAAATATAAATGGTGAATTAGAAGATTATTCAAATAATGTACCATATATTTTAGAAGTACAAAAAGTTCCAAAAAGATTTTCAGTAAAAGTAAATTCAAACAATACAATTGATTTACAATTTGGAAGTGGTGATACTACAATGAATGACGAACAAATTTTACCAAACACAAAAAATGTAGGATTAGGTTTAGCAAATTCAGTTAATAGATTAAATCAAAATATAGACCCATCAAATTTTTTAAAAACAAATACATTTGGAATCGCACCAGCTGGTAAGAGTTTAACTGTAAAATATTTAAAAGGTGGTGGTGTAGAATCAAATGTAAATACGGGTGATTTGACAAGAATTTCTAATATAGAATTTGAAGAAGATTTGTTATCAATACCAGATGCATTATTAGATTCTTACAACGAAACAAAAACATCAGTAGCAGCTGAAAATTTAGAACCTGCGATTGGTGGTAGAGGTGCAGAATCAATTGAAGAAATTAGACAAAATGCATTGGCTACATTTGGTTCTCAAAATAGAGCAGTAACTAAACAAGATTATATAGTAAGAGCATTATCAATGCCAGAAAGATATGGTTCGGTTGCAAAAGTTTATGTATCACAAGATGGTGAAATTGATAATAATTCACCTGCATCTATTTTGGCAAGTCCACAAAGTATTAGTGAATTTACAAATATAGTAGAAGGTTTAAAAGATAAATCAAAAGCGGATATTCAAAGAGAATTACTTAAATACTTACAACAAAAGAAAACATCGCTTAATGAGGTTAATAACCCATTTGCAATCAATATGTATGTATTGGGTTATAATAGTGATAAAAAATTAACACAATTGAATGTAGCAGTTAAACAAAATCTTAAAACTTATTTGGGTGAGTATAGAATGATTACAGACGCAGTTAATATAATTGATGGTTTCATTGTAAACATTGGTATTGATTTTGAAATAGCTTGTTATCAAAACTATAATAAGAGAGAAGTTGTTGCAAATTGTTTAGTAGAATTACAAGATTATTTTAACATAGATAATTGGACATTTAACAAGCCAATCAACATTTCGGAAATAGAATTAATATTAGCAAATGTAGAAGGAGTTATGAGTGTTCCATCGGTTAAAGTTACAAACTTATCCGGTGGTGATGGTAATTATTCACCAAACAGATATAACATCGATGAAGCTATAAGGGGTAAAATGATTTATCCGTCATTAGACCCATGTATATTTGAAATCAAATATCCTAATAAGGACATAAAAGGGAGGGCAATATAATGCATAAATTTTTTACATCGTCATACGACGCGAGTATATACTTACAACAACCTGACCAAAATGCTGGTAGGGATGAAATATTAGAAGTAGGTAAACTTTATTATGGTTCTTCAAAAGATATAGCTAGAGCATTAATTAAATTTGATGTAACACAAATATCATCATCGATTGTAGAAAATAACATAACGTCTAGTTATAAAGTTTATTTAAATCTTAAATCAGCTAACTCCGAAGAAGTACCATTGGAGTATACAATTTATGCAAATGCAATATCTCAAAGTTGGACAATGGGAACTGGTACTAAATTTGACAACATAACAACGGATGGTGTAAGTTGGAAATATAGAAATGGAATCGATACTTGGCAAGATAATACAACCGGTGGAACGGCAACATTTGTAGCAGGTACAACTGGTTCTGCAAATGCAGAAGGTGGTACTTGGTATCTAACAGGGTCTGCATCACAATCATATAATTACGAACCAGATGATGTAAGAATGGATATTACTAATATGATTTCAAACTGGATTGGTGGTTTACCAAATAATGGACTTATAGTACATCACGGATTGGATGCTGAAAATGACACATTGGATTATGGTGTATTAAAGTTTTTCTCAAAAGAAACTAATACTATATACGAACCAAAATTAGAATTAGTGTGGAATGACCAATCATTCACAACAGGAAGTTTAACTCCTGTAACTGGTTCGGTATCCGATGATGATTATAAAGTTGTTTTTCAAAATTTAAAGAATGAATATCCTCAAAATCAAAAAGTAAAAATTAGAGTTAAAGGTAGAGATATGTTTCCATTAAAATCCTTTGGAACAACATTTGCATACGACCAAACAAAATATTTACCAATAACTACATATTATCAGTTAGAAGATTATAAAACGGATGAAATAATATTTCCATTTGGAGACTACACAAAAGTTAGTTGTGATTCAACATCAAATTATTTTTTAATGGATTTATCTTCATTGCCAATTAATAGAACATATGTTTTAAAATTGAAAATAGTTGAAAATGGTATATCTACAATTATAGACGATAAATTAATATTTGAAATAATTTAATTAAATGACTAATTTAGAAGCAATAGCAATAAAATTACAAGAAGAAAAAGATAAACAATTAGAGTCAATTTTAAGAGTATCGGGTTCAGCTGCGATAACTAAAAATGAATATGGTATAAATGTTATTGATGCAAATAATCCAGCTTCATCTTTATTATTTAAAACTTTAAATAAACCAAAGTATGATGAACAAGAATTATTAAAAGCAATAGATGTTGAGGTTGTAGAGTTAAGACCAAATATACCAACACCAAATTTAGATTTAGTCCCTAGACCTTTATATACAGAACAGGTTGTATTGGTTGAAGATTTAAGAAAACAAGTAGAAAATTTAACAACAACTATTAATGACTTAAAGTCACAAATAACCACATTAGAATCACAAGTTCAAACTGAAATAAATAATAGATTAAGTATTGAGCAATTGAATGATGTATTGACCAATCAAATAGATACATTAACAAATACCATAAATGATTTTTCAGGTCAGATTTCAACATCATTACAAAAGTCAGTTGATGAAAGTATTTTAAGAGCATCATTGCAATCACAAAATGCAGGATACTTTGCACAGATTGAAGCATTGATAAAACAAATAGATTCTTTGAATGCAATTATAGATGGTTTACAATCACAATTGGGTGCAGTACAAAATCAATCTACAATTATACAATCAATAAAAGACTCCGCAGTTGCATTGGGTGCAGAAGTAGTTAATAAAGTTGGTTTGGTTTCATTTAATCCAAAAGCCGAAAGTGGTAAACCAATTGTATATTTAGCAGTAAATAATAAAAATGGTGATAATCAATTTAAATATGGAAGTTCAGTATCGATAACAAATAATGATAGAGACCCCATAAGTGT